ATTAGTTTGTCGATTAACTTGCCGCCAATGCCTAGCAGCGCGTCCAGTCCAAATGGCATCTTAGCCTCCTTGTTGAATCATCCAGCGCATAAAAAAAACAAAACCAACGCACAAACAAAAAATCACAATGCCAGCCAAAACCATTTGCACCATTTCAACTCGCTTGGCAATGGCACGACGCTTCTTCATCGCAGCGGCTTTCTCTTGCAGCCGCTTCTCTGTTTCGGCACGGCGTTTGGCCTCTGCCTTGGCCTCTCTATCAGAGCGCAGCTTACCCATCCGCTGCCAGAACTCATCCCACATTCCTGCTTCTTTGAAGTGGTAGATGAATATATGCTTGATGTCATCGTAGTATTGCTTGATCTGCCGGTCGATTGCCATTAACTCCATGACATATTCGGCATCGGACATATGATCTGCTACGCTTTCACCGCGCTCTGCCGCTTCTTCCTGTGCTGCCTTTGCTTCTTCTAATTGCGCTCTGTTTGTTTCGTACTTCCCTGCCGCTGAGAAAAACTTTTTCACCGGAGAAAGTGATTCGGCTAAGTTTCTCCCTGACTCAACACATTCATTGATGCTATCGAATGCTTCCTTGGCTTCGTCAGCAGCGGCTTTAATGCCGTTGACCACTAACTTTACGCCTTGTATTGCCAGCCCAATAGTTACAGGGTCAATCATTTCCTTCTTCCTATTAAACTATACTTACAGCCCCTCTCCCGGCGTAATGTAAACCTCTGGTGTACCTGATTCAGCGATAAAAGTGCAGTACACATTTGAAAATTGGCTGACTTGTGGCCCTGTAAATACAGTAACGCTATCAGGAGGAATAACCATTGCATACTGCGGAGTGCCGTTTCCCGGAAGTGCCACATTAGCCGTTGCGCTTGTCGAGATACGAACATAAACAGGTTGACCACCAACACCTGTCGCTTCATGGCTAACAATCATGTATTGATTAACGGGGCTATCAGCAGTAATCTGAAATTGCTGAACTGACGTAGTGGCATTTGCTTTATACGTCTTTCCCATCGGTTGAAAGGCAATATTATTAGCCATTAAACAATATCCTTTCCTCCGGCATTACCGGGCTTGGATGTGGGCGACTTCTTCTGGTCAGGTGATCCGGAGAAGCATTGCATGCTCATAAAGCCCATAGGATTTGTGCGAGTGGGCTTGCCACGACCATAAGTGTCAGCAACGGATGCGCAACGATAAGCCTCGCCTGCGCTGCCTTTGTGATTGTTGTTGTTCATCATCACGGTTGTGCTGCTCTTGCTGATGTTAATTTTCATGTGATTTCCTTTCCACGATCATGCACGGTAAATAAATAAAAATAGCAAAGAATGCAGCCATTGCCATTCTTTCCCATGTTGGCATAATCATCGTCCAGCAAGCCAACACAAAGCTAAAAAGCAATGCAACAAATGTCAGTACCTTATGTGACAACACATCCATTGCAATGTTAATAATTCTTAACGCAGCCCCGTCCACCATCACTCATCTCCTTCATCGTCAGGATTAAAAAACCCTTTGCCCCATTCGTCATCACTAATCTTTTGCTTGATTTGTTCTAGCTTTAAAACCCGGTCAAGCACCTTGGTCTTGTCCGTTAGTGATGCCGTTGAATCATTCATCGTTTGCTTTAGCAGGTCATAAATAGCTTGCTCAAGCTCTGGATTAAGCCCCTTTTGTCTTTTGCTCATCTCTCCATTTTCCTGTTGTCACGCTTCTGACGCATCATAGTCATGCGGTTTCCAATCAACATACTGGAGCCGCGCTTGTCTGCTTGTTGCTTCGCAGTTTCTTTCATCTTTCGCAATTCCTCTACACCGGAATTCATTTTATCCATGTCGCTGCCGTTGTCGTAGTTCATCGCTTGCTCCCCCGTTTCATGCGAGATTTACCCGCTTTTGAATAAGCAATAGCCACCGCTTGTTTGACCGCCTTGCGAGTGTTGGCAGGGCGGCTAGTGCCAATCTTGCCTGATTCTTTGAAGCCACGCACCATTTCACTAATATTCTTGCTCATGGTCTTCTGGCTCTTACCTTTACTGAGGGGCATTTTGAGTCCTTTCTGGCGTTTCTGCGCCTAACTGTGTACCCACCGTTTGCCTTATCATTCTGGCAAGAACACCCTGCCGTTTGTCTGGTGGAGACTTCAAAACTTCTTTGAGCTTAACCGGGTCAGTCACGATGTCGCTGACAGCCGCACGGATATTGGCAGTGTATTGACGATAGCGGTCAATGGCAAATGCACCACCCATTGCACCAGCCGCAGCCGTTGTGCCGCCAACCTCTACCGGCAATCCAAATCTAGCAGACAGCGCAGCCAAGCCAGCCGTGTATAAGCCAGCAATAGCGCCGCCCTTCTTAACTTGTGACATCTCATTGTTGATTAAGCGAGTCAACTCTTGCGCTGATGATTCCGTGCCGGGAGTGCGTCCAATGTTTTGAGATGCACGACTAATCGCTGTTTGTATGCTGACAACATCGGCAATCGCATCGTCAACGAACCGAAGCTCATCTGGCGTGTACAGGCCGCTTGCTTGCATGGACGGCTTAATACGGTCACGATAGCTACGCTCAATACTTCCCGGCGGCAAGGTGCCAATCAAGTCACGGACGCTGGATTTAAATGCGGCAGCACCTTCCGGCGTTCTACCAAGCACTTTGGCGGCAGAAGCCACATCACGGGATGAGCCAGTACCCATCATCAGGTTTTTAAAGTTTTCTGCTTGCTGAGTCTGTGTGCCGCCCATCTCAAACATCTTGGCACGTTGCTCAGTCAACTTCTCCGTCTGCTTAGTAACGCGAGTGGTTTGTTCTTGTTTCCTAGCAAAGTCAGCAAAGTCTTTTTTTAGCTGCGGGAAGCGCGATAGCCATTCGCTATTGGTTCTCAGCCAGCTATTGATTTGCGCTGGCGTTTTATTTGCCAACTCTGTGCTGGCATAGTTACGCGCCAGCACCTCAACTCTGGTTTTGTCTCCACCCGCCAAAGCAATCAAGTTGTCGATATTTTCTGGCTTACTAAATATTTTCCCCGGCAAAGTTGATGCAAGAGTTGCAAGCTCTCCGCGCACAGCAGTGCTTGGGGCAGTCAAAGCTCGGCCTACCTCAGATTCAAACTGATTGATAGGCTCACTCATTGCTTTGTAATCTGCAATGTATTTGTCGAACTTTTTGCCGGTAAACTCCGACATGACGCTCTCAACCATTTCCTTTAGCTTCTTGGCATCTTTCTGACCAATAGCGTCATAACCTGTCTCTGGCAATCCAGAAGCGCGATCACCCAGTTGGCGACGAAGACGCTCTAATCTTTCAAAACCCACCTTTGTTTTCTTTGTCTCACCAGTCAGCGGGTCAAAGCTCACGCCGGTTAGTTCACGACGCACCTTGTCAAATTGCGCTTTTGTATCGCTAGTAAGCAATTCGCGCTTGGTTTGTGGGTCACGCGCAAACGCCTTGAGTTGCACCTCGGCATTCTTAAATGCCTGAGTATTCTCAACGCCTTGACCTGCCAACTCTTTGGTACGAGCCTCGTTTAGCATTGCCTCTTTATTGACATTCGTTGCAGTCTCACGATCAGCCTTTAGCTTTTCTAAGCGAGACATTGCAAGGCTACGCAAATCGCCGCCAACTTGCTCCATTGTGCGAGGCTGGCTAATAGCGGCTAACCGTTGTTCAGTGCCAGTTTGCAGTTGACGCGACAACTGTTCACCACGCTGCCTACCAGCAACCGATTCAATGTTTAGCAGTCTTGCAACTTCAGTCGCATCTAGTGGCTGATCGTATGGTTTGCCACGCAGACGTTCTTGCGCTTGACGTACTAATGCCAGCTTGGATTCAACGGTTTGTGGCAATGCAGCGACTTGTTCCGGTGTCATTTGACGAACAACACGTTCCGCAGCGCGTTCAGTACCACCGGGCGTGATAGGGCGAAACCCTCTTGCAGCAGAACGAAGACTAGAAGCCAAACCCTCAGTAGCTAAACCTGCGCCAGTTTCGACTAAGAATCTAGGAAAGGCTCCGGTATTTTCAGGCAGCATATTACTAGCGCCTTGCGCCGCAGAGCCACCCAAAAAGGCCAATGCACCTTGCCGAGTAAGTTCGCCACCAGTGCGGGGAATAAACATTTCTGCCGCACGGGACGCGTAAGGCGCAACCCTAGAGCCGCGAGATGCAAGTTGAGCCGCTTTGGACACGCCACCAAGCACGGGAATGGCACCCATAGCTTGCAAACCAGATTCAATTATTGATGGAGACTCAACCCTACCAAATCGTTCTGCCGCACTACGAGCAGCCGCAGATTCTTCAGGCGAAGGGCCGGGTATTTGCTCAACCAGACTACCGCCAAAGCGATCAGTCTGGCCTTCATCTACACTTTCACCACCAAAACGGTCTTTAGCCATAGTTACCTCGCTGCGGGTTTTCTACCGCGCTTACCAGTTTGAGTATCAATATATTCAGCATTGGGCGGCAAAGCATCGTACTCCGCCTTAGTGCTAATTTTTTTGGGTTGTGCAGCAGGTGCGGGCGTTTGATCTTGAGGCGCTTCATCTTCAGGCAAATCAAGGTAAGCACTTATTGTTTCATCGCTGACACCACGCGCACTTGCTTTGCGGCGCTCTCTTGCAATTCCATCATTAACAATTTTTTGTTGATTCTTAAAATACATATCAGCAACTTCTGGTGACGTTGCTGGAGTAATCGTAAATTTTAAAAAACTTGCTTGTTCATTATTTGTCAGTGTTGCACCAAACAATTTGTTTCTAACAACAGCAAGAAATGCGTCATAGTCTTTCCACCAAGCCACAGTTTCTCTCGTTACTTTTGGCGCTTTAGAACCTAACGAGGCCATAATGTCCCCTGTTGGCAATCCTTTTTCAACACCGCTAATAATTAAATTGGCAACCTCTGCATTAGGTGCAATACCAAAATATTGCGGCTTTCTTGTGGAATTAGCGCGATTCAATGCAATCCCTGCTTCCGCAGCGTTATCCATTTTTTTCTCAAGCGCCGCAGGTATTTGCTCAATCTTGCGCTTACCTGTGCCGCTTCCACCGCCACCCATCTTTCCGCCGCTTGGAGTCATCTTCAAGGCTTTCTTTTCCTCAAAGATTGTTCGTTGCTTCTCAAGTTCTATGTCAGCTTTATCGGAAGATTCAATCGCCTTATTAAATAAATCATAGGCTTTTTGATAATTTCCCTTGCGAAGCTGTGCGGAAATTAAACCATTGCCAGTTTGACTTTCAATTAACTTGGCTTCAACCATTGCTGCATTGCGATCTTTAGACAATAAATTCAACATGCGTTCAAAACGATCTTTGAGCATTTGATTATGGTCTTTTCGAGCGCGGTCAGCCTCATCAAACTTGAGCTTGGCAGAAGCAAACCGTTCTCTTTGTCCACGGTCTTCAGCATCCTGCATTTCACGGATTGCCATTAACTGTGATTTGCCTGATGCGCCACCAATCCCGCCAATAACTAAAGCAGACAACAAACGCATACCGGCGCTCTTTGCATAATCTGACGCTTTAATTTCGGGCGCTGCAAATTCCTCATAGGGCTTGATGCCAGCTTCCATTTCAGTAGTGGCTTGACGCGACTGCGTTGCCAAAGCGCCCTCTGCTTCGGCTTCTTTTTTGATTTGCCCTTGTTGAATGCCGAATTGAGTTCTTGCCGCATCTTCTTCGGCTTTAGCTGCTTCCTTAAAGGCTTCCGGTAGCTTTGTGCGGGAATAGTCAGCGCGTTCTTTTAATCCAGACTTCTCGCTAAGTCCTCGAATCAAAGATGGCGAAGTGCCTAGCGCATCATTCAATACTTGAGTTGCCATAATGACTCCTATGATTGCTGAGTAGTCGTAGTAGTAGCGGGCGCGTTTGTGCGCTGCGCTTGCTGTACCTCACGACCAACAATGCCCGCAAACAACTGGCCTAACTGCTGATCACGCTGCAATTCCATTTCTAGTGCGCGACGATCATACTGGTCAGCAATGTTGGCAAGACGTAACGCCTCTTGGAATCCTTCTTGACGAGCCAGACTGCGCGCACGGCGCTGCTGTGCTGCAAGAACGCCGGATGCTGCACTACCTGTTTGCAATCCGCGCTCACCTAAACCCTGACGCGCACGGGCTTGAGCGATCTCAAGGTCTTGCTCTTGCTCTGGAGTCAAACCAGCGCCAGTTGCACGGCCCATTGCCTCTGCTTGTGCAGCGCGGAATGGTTCAGCAGCACGACGGGTTTCCTCAATGTCACGCTTCATGGCGCGATTAGCGCGATTGAATAACAATGCTTGCGCCAATATGCCAGCGCCAGCCGTACCAGCACGGGTAAGGCGAGGATATTGATTCAATACATCTTCAAGTTCTTTTAATCCCCCTTCTGCTTGGTCAGCAAAGCCGCCATCACCCCCTCCGCGTCCAACATCAACATCCATTCTGTTTAAGGTAAAGTCCTCCAATGGACTAAGCTCTCCAAGCGATCTGTTTCCGTAAGGTGCAGTAAAGGGTTGATTGTTAAAATAAGTGTCTGCTGAACGGTTAAAAAGCGCTTGAGAATAAGGGTCTTCAGAAGTAAATCTATTGCCCGTTGCCGCATCATAGACACGGGGTATTGGAGATGATTGCATTAAATCATCTGGTCTATTTAAGGAGCCAGTGCGCGCTCCCGTCAACCTTTCATAAACACTTCGCCGCGTTTCTGGAATAGAAGGGTCTTGTTGAAAATTTCGATCTAATGGGAAATCTCTAATTGTTTGGACTTCTTGGCGAGCTTGGCGAGGTTGACTGTAATCCTGCTTAAAAATATCTTTCTTAGGGTCAAAATCTTGGTATGTATCAACTGGCGGCGGATTTCTCAAGCGATCAAACCTTAGCTCAGTAACAAAATCGCCTATATCTAACGGCTCAAAATTGTCATAGTCGCTATAAAACTCTGGCAAGCCAGTATCAGGATTCGATGTACCTGCACCACCCAAGTCAGCTAGCAACTCAGCTTCTTCTGGCGTAATGTGAGCTAACATCGTATCGCCATTGCGACCCATGCGACGCAGCATCTCAGCCATCTCTTTAGCGCCGCCCATGCCAGTACCACCCGCCATCATTTGAATAGTCTTCATTTAGATTCCCAATGCCTTTCTAAGACGTAAAGAACGGGTGTTCCACGCCTCACTTTGTACGCCTTCATCGCCACCAAAAATGGGTTCTTTATTACCAACAATCGCTGCCGTTGGGCTTGAGCCAACAGCCCGTGCGCTAATAGAACTTTGATACGGCGTACCACGACGGCTACCACCTGCGGTTCTTGCATCCAATGGTCGGAACTCACCAGTATCATCAGGAGGAACTAATGGCGTTTCTTCAACGTCAAAGTCCATTGAGTCTTCCAACAATGCCAACAGTTCTTCATCTGTCATTGCCTCAAGATCAGCCGGTTGTTCTGCCAATCCCTCTCCACCGCCGCCACCTTCACCAGCACCTTCACCACCTTCTCTTGGTGCGCCGCCTTCCTCGCCAGCCATCGCATCACCAAGCAGTTCGTTGCCAGTCATATCCTCAACGGGGCGAGTACCACCTGCCATCTCGCGCTCACCATCGCCAACCATTTCACCTTCACCTCTGCCACCCGCCGCAGTGCCACCTGTTTCTGGGCCAGTAGGGAGTGTTGGTGCGGTAGATTCTCCACCTGCGGGTGCGGTAGATTCTCTGCCGCCGGTCGCTGCTTTTGCAATATCAGTTACTCGACCTGTACGAACGTCAGGGCTAGGCGCTGTTGTGCCAGCAGGTTTTGTTGCAGCCGGTGCTGCTTCTCCACCGGGGCGAGTTTTAGAAACGCTAACTTCTAAACCGCCTGTCGATCCAGTCTGACCAGCAGAAACAAACTCATAATCAACCGTATCCGTTTGCGGATCATAAACAATGGTGTAACCTGTTTTTTCACCACTTGGCAATGTTGAGGTTACATCCTTGCGATAAGTAACAATGCCATCACGGTCTGTGTACTTAATAACAATATCGCCTTCCTCACCGGGGCGAGTAGCAAACTCAGGACGAGTGGCAATAGAAGTTGGCGCGGCAATTCCTGTTTCGCCCATCCCCGCCATTTGCTCGCCAACTTGAGAGCCAAAAGGAGCCGGGGCAGGTTTTGTTGCTGCCGTTTTTGTTGGCGTAGTTATATCGTCAAGCGCTCTTTGACCTTCACCAATAAGCGTACCAACGCCAGCACCTATAAGTTCACCGGCTATATCACCTGTTACAGCGCCACGCCCTAATGCCTCACCAACGTCTGCGGTATAGCCAGCAGCTTTGCCAGTTTGATCTGCGCCTAAACCAGCAGCGCCAGAACGTGCCAACGATGCGCCAGCAGAACCAGCAGCACCTAACAATGCTGCCTCACCAACATCAGCACCGACCGCCGCAGCACCCGCAGCAGAACCAACAGCGCCACCCACGGCATTTGCCAAAGCAACTTGTGCCGCTGAGCCTGTACCAATCGCGCTACCTGTTGCAGCAGCCACGGGGCGAGCAATAGTTGGGGCAATGTAAGCGCCTAATGCTGCCTTACCAATGTCTTCAAGATCACCGCCTTGAGATGCGCTAATAACAGCCGCAGTAATTGGTTGTGTTACCAATGAAATTGTTGCCGCAGAAGCGCCTACGGCAGCGCCAGCAGCAGCTATGGCATAGGGCGCGGCAATCGCTATAACAATAATCTCGGGGTTTTCGGCAACGTATTTGACGGTATCAACAATAACCTCACCGACCTTCTCAACGGCATCGCCAACTGCCTCAACCACATTGCCAATGGCATCGCCAACATCTTCAACAAACTCGACAACAGCGCTCATGCTTCACCTCCGCGAGATGGCCCCGTTTTTACAGTCGCCATAAACGAACCATCATCCATTTCTTCGAGTTCGTATCCCATTTCAGGATTAGGCGGGTTATTTGAGATGTAGCGGAAAACAGCAATAATTGCCGGATCGTTGAAAGTAGAAGCTACCGTATCAAAGCCCATTTTGTAAGCAGCCTTGATAAACTCAATACCGTTTTGCAAGAAGTTTGCAGCAGTGTCAGCATTCAAAGCGCGGAACCAACCGATTCTTGGTGCCGACTTGTGAAGAATAAAAAGCGTGTTGCCTTGACGGATGAATAAGGTATCATCCATTTTGAGTTCGGCATTGATCATCTGAATCGCTTTACTGCGATCAACGCCAGCGTCAGTGTTCATGGCTGCAATGGCAACAATGTCCTCTGCACTTAACTCTTGCTCTCGGCTGTCCACCATCTTCGCCATTTTTACCTCACGGGATCAAAGATCGCAGCGGTATAAACATTGCCCATACCTGCCGCGAGACTCATTATTAAACCATCGGGTACCTCACAATCCTGCGACAGAAAAACATCGTCCTTTTCCGTGCGGTTAGGAATAGCAGGTACAACACCATAAACTAGATTGTCAAGCAAAAGTAGCGTTTCAAGCAAGCCCGAAGCGCCCATTGTGTGACCTATTTTTGGTTTAAATGATGTTGCTATAAAGTTATTTAATGTCTTGTAAAGCGCCATTGCCTCTGACTCATTGTTTGACTCGGTGCCAGTGCCATGTGTTTTTACTATGGAAATATCGTCAGCATGGACATCGCCGTACAGCATGGCACCTTCAATGGCTTTAATGTAGCCTTGACCGTCTTCTCGCTGACCAATGGCATTCGTATGCTTTTCGGCGGCATGGTAGGCGCTGACCAGTCTAGCTTTAGGCTTTAGGTTGTAGAAGTTCACCTCGCCTTCAGATTGCAAGACGGCAAAAGCAGCGCCTTGCCCGACGTAAAACCCCCCATTTTTACGATCAAACGCACTGGGCAGCACGTTTCCGTCGCCTTCTTCCTTCAGTGTCAGGCTGGCTCCAGAATCGCCAAAGAACTCTAATACGGAGTTAGAGACGGCATCCTCAACGGTTAGGATAATAAAACGGGTATAGCCAAAGGCTTCCAGCATGATGCAGTCCATAAGCGTTTTTAAGCTGGACGCACAAGCGGTAGCGTCGGTAGCAATGTAATCTGGCTCACATATCTGGTTTGCTAGTCTGCCAGCCATTACTTGCGTTAAGGAAAAAGGCAAAAACTTGTAGATGTAGTGCAGTTGCGTATTCGTTTGATTGTCTTTTGGATTGATGCCAGCAAAGTGACTGTTGCCAGAAGCCAAGATAAATGCAGTTTTGCCCAGTGCCGGGTTTTGTCGCAACCACTCCAACGTGGCGGGTGCCAAGACCATGTTGGCAAGGTTATGCGGTGCGTATTTGTAGCCATGCTTGGTGCCTTGATAGCTTTCAGGAATGAAGTGCGTCCGTTGTGGATGCACAATGTCTTCCATCAAGGTCGTTTGAGTTGTAGATACAGTATGACCAAAGGTAAGAAACAGACTCATTTCATCACCTCAATGGCTTTTTCTATATCAATTTCACTAACTCTTGCGTGTTTTACTAGAAAATCTCGCATGTCGCCTACCGTTTCAGGCTTCATGTCTTTTCCTTCGGCCTCAGACACGGCAAAAGCATCGCAAAGATACATGCCCATAATCAAGCCATCCAGACTATCTATCTCAATGTTCTCAAACCGATCTTCCATGCTAGTAGCTGGAATTGCTGGTTTTCCATAAGGCTTGGCAGCAACCGCAGCCGCATTAAATAAACGGTAAAAATCCTCATCAGAAATCATGTCACCCCCAGTGTACGTGCTATCTGCTCATGAATTAACAAATGACTATTTACCCAATCGTAAAAGTCATCCTCTTGGTTGAAGTCCAAGTCTAGCAGATTAAAGGGGTCATTGAGATTAAGAATAGTGGCGTAGCGTTGGTGTTCTTGTTGATGGATGAGTAGCCAGTCATCCAAGTCTTGCGGGTCAGCATCAATAATTGGATACCGTGGCACATAAAACCCAGCGTCAGTCAACCTTTCCCAAAAGACTTGATGCTGTATGCCATTTTCAAAAAGAAAGTCACGGAGGCTATCTGGCTCCCCAAATATCGGGGTTGCCAGCGCATCCATATTCAGGCTCATCTGTCGGCCTTAGTCTCTAAGCGATCAAAAATTTTGCCCAACATGCCTTTGATGTCGTGGATGTCTTCCCGGTAATCCTCACGGTTGACGTACATCATCGGCATCTCCGCAATCCTGTCCTCTATCCGAATGATTGAGCGAGAAATACTGTTTAGTATCCACCCAAAAGCGGCTCCTGCGGCAGCAAAAAGAATGTTGATGAGGAATTGCGGTTCCACTTTTAGACTCCGTAGTAGGGGATTTTCTTGGTTGCTCCATTGATGCTGACCTCTATATAACCTTCAGGGGCCAACATCATACTCGGATCAAGCATTGCAGCTACGTTGCTTGAAGCAAGATTGGCATACAAATTTGACGTTACTGTCACATTAGCAAAGACACCACTGCCACCCGTAATAGCTACGGCATTGGCATTTTGTGTTGCCATTGTTCCAAGACCAGTAACATTAGCTGCGGGAATATTGGCAACAGTAATCGTTACATTGCCTGTTAGTGCGCCGCCACCCGTTGCCAAACCTGTTGTCAAAATATTGACCGTATTAGCTGCCGCACCCACATTTGCTGCATTTAATACAACAACACCTGTTTGACCATTAACGCTAACAACAAGGTCAGTGTTGTCTATCTTTTCCCAAACAGAGCCATTAAATACCGCCCAATCGTTAATTTGCCAATCAGTAACGCCATTAAGGTTAGTTGTACCGGCAAAAGACACAACATAATAATCACCTTTAAAACCGACACTGGAGACAAGGGTTGGCGTATTGGTCGAAGCATTCCATGTCCCCTTATAATTAAGAGCGCCAATAATGTTGGCAAACGAGGATGCGGTCTTTAACATAGCTTAGTCCTCATAACCCATCTCCCGGACTAATGTAAACCTGTGCGCTGCCACTGGCTGTAATGCCAGTAAAGTAAGCATTTGGCACAAACGTCAGGATTTCATCCGTACCGGGCAGTAACGGTATTGACGCACCAGTTGTTGTAACTACTGTCGTATTGTTGGATGCGTCAGAAGCCGTTGCACCATAGCCCAAAAACACGGTGACAGAGCCAGCGTTGATGATCCGGTACTGATTGCCACCCAAGGTCGTAGAAACAGCCTGTACGGGCGTAGGCGCTGCGACATTGGCAGTAAAGGCAACCGTATTACCTAGCTTCGTAAAGGCTTGTGTTCCCATGTCTTACTCCTAATTACCAAGGCAGACCGGATGCTGTCTTCGGCGCTTTCAATACAGCAATCTGACCAGCAAGATTGGCTTCCATCTCAGCCGTATCCAGTTGCTCCTTGACCCAAGCAATAACTTGCGCCTCGGTCAGCTCATCAAATGGCGTAAAGCTATCGCCACGGGTAAAGCCGACAGAGCCGTAAGCACCGGCAGTGTGTTCGCCATCTACGGCAGACACGCGCCAGTGTGCGGTGACTACGAGGTTGTCAGATGTTTGACGATCCATGTTGTCAATAGACCAAGTTATGTTCATAGTTAATTTCCTTCCCACCAACGGGTAATGTATTGAGGATCAAGATACTGCTCTTCGGTTTGCGCTTGTTGAACCATTAAAGGTCGCACATCTTCTTCATTGTCCAACACGATTGCGTCAATGTGTGTGTAGCCGTTTACTACCGCAAATTGAATTCTGCCGCCAGAAGCCGTGAACCGATACTTATCACCATCAGCCAGCACGATAATCGGATTCTTTAACCCTTGCGAGGCGATGCTGGTTGCGACCTGAAGATGCCGTGGAAATACAGCCCAGTTGTTTGCAACATCAACCACCGACTGTTTTTCATCAGTCATAATGTCAGCCAACGCAATAGTCTGCTTGGTATAACCAAAATCGTTTTCAGCGGTCAGCGCTTTCATTTTGCCTCCAGTACGGCAATACGAGCCTGAAGGGCTTCAATCTTAGCAATCGCCTCTTGAAGTGCCGCAGTCAGGATTGGCGTCAGTTTGCCGTAGTCCACACCCTGCATTTCTTCACCATCTTTTTCTCCCGATACTGCGTCAGGTACGACTGCTTGGAGTTCATGGGCAATGAAGCCTTCGCCGTTGCTGTCGTCAGCGTTCCACTTATATGTGCAGGGTTTGAGTAGTGCGACCCTTGCCAATGCGCCGGTTATTGGGGCGATGTCGTGCTTTAGGCGGTAGTCAGAAGATGTTACGTATGAAGTGGCAGACAGAGTTGTTTGAACAGACCCAACAAGTGATGCGTTACGGTAAAACAAAATTGAGTAGTCAGTAGCAGCACTTGATCGGCTATTGCTAACCGTCATTGGATTTGCTGTTGTTGTATCTGCCTCAACAACAAATTTTGCGCTACCAAGACCAGTTGTACGGTTCACCAACACGTTACCGCTGGAGTCGATACGCATCCTCTCAGTCGGTGTAGCAGAACCATCAGCAGATGTGCTGAATACCAAGCGACCGGGCATGTCGGCAGAAGCACCGGGAGTACCGTCTACAAGTCCTTGGATAGAAGCGGCATCGCTATATCCAGTTCCGTTTGCGCCAGAGAAAACAATAGCGCCCAATGCGTCACCAGATGCAACGATTGTGTTTGTTCCAAGCGTTGCGCTCTTAGAACGGCCAAAGTAAAAAGCTGGATTGCTCGCCGCACTAGAGCTATAACGTACAAGACTTGCAAAAGCGTCTGATGTACCTTCGACTTGCAGCTTCCCGCCAAATGCGCTATTAGTTGAGGTCAACCCCACCAGCAACCGCCCGGAGGAGTCGATACGGGCGCGTTCAATAACATTGCCGCCACCTCTTGTTCCAAAAGCTAACGCACCATTGCTAGCCGAGGTGTAAACAGTGCTTATGGCCGCCGCTGCGTCAGTGCTAGTTCCGTTTACGCCCATATATAAAGTGGTCGCCGTACTGTCTGTGACCGACGAGTTATATAAAAACGCGGTGATGCCCGCCGCAGACATATCGGAAGAACTATAAGCAACTGCGCTGGAAAACTGAACATGAAGCGGATAACTTGGCGAACTCGTACCAATCCCCACGCTTCCTGCGGCATCAACTACAAACGGCGAACTGTCTGGGTTTGAACTATCCTCAACTAGCAGCGCATTGCCACTTCCTACCTGCGTGATACGGAGTGCGTTGCCACTGGTATTAACTGAGATGACCGCTGAGTTAGAAGCCGTCACATCTGTCGTATTTGCCGTCGTAATCGTTGCTACATTGGCAGTTACCGCCGCATTGGTCAGCGTTGCATTGCCATTAACCGTCAGATTGGTAATCGTGACATTCGATAGCGTTTCAACATCAACCGATACATTGTCTAATACAACATTAGCAATCTTGCCGCCAGTCACTTGAACATTAGCCAGCGTAAATGCGCCATTGCCAATGCTGTTGACTGCCACCGCCACCGTTGAAAAGTTGTTATCAAGCTGAGATAGCGGAATCGTTGCAGTAGCGTTTGCAAACGTATTGGGTATCGTAATAGGTAATGGCATTTAGAACCTCGCTCTCAATTCATGCTCAAACTCAAAACCGTTAATCGTAAATGGCGTTACGCTGCCCTCCAACGTAATGCCTAAATATTTACCAAACATCTTGGCATCTCTCTTGTACAGGTAATAACCACTGCCAGCACTGTTTGCCGCCGCCCATCCAATAGTCAAACTGACATTGTTGCTCCAAGAAATCGGAGCGCCTAAGTTATTTAACCAAATAATTGCATTGGAGAACTCAATGGCTGGCGATTGTTGCGACTCTGAATCGACATACGCATCAAAGATAATCGGCTCAGACCCTAGCGTTGCTTCAATGCCAATCTTCAATGCTTGCTTGTCACGGATAGGATCACCCATTGGCAACAAAGCAGTTTGCAAAATCATGTCAACCGGATTTAACGCATCTTCATAGAACTGATACAAGTTTTTACCGCTGGTGCCATACAGATTGATAAAGCCATCTTTAAATGCTGGAACAACATAGTAGCAATCAGCCAACTGATTCGTAAAGAACCACTTGCGCTCAAAGAATGCCGCTTGCAACCAACGCTCTGTGCCACCGTCATTAAATTTAAAGTTAAAGACAGCGCAAAGAATGTTATTGATTAGGCACTGACCACCACTAATTTCCAAGTCAAAATTAACCCGTGGGAAAATACCATCTAACGGGTCACTAATTTTAGTGGTTGTTGCACCTACCAGCGCGTACACACCGTATTCGTTCATAAACAATACCGAACGGAAATATGGGAAGATGGCGTGCTTTAACGACGAACCAACGGATGCCGATACGTTTGTGTTGGTAAACAGTGATGTGCCAGTAGTTGAGTCAATCCGCACATCCGAAAAAACATTGATACTGTCTTCGCCAAACACATACAAGAAGTTGTTGGCAGACAAAATACGGGTAATTACCGTTCTTAACGTAGCATCACTTAAAGTAATAAAGCCAGCCGTTAAATTGATAAAATCGTTATAAGTGTCTGCTGCCGTGTAGTACACCGTCCGGTCTTGGGCAATCCAAGTGCGGCCTGAAAAAGTGGCAATATCTGATCCGCTTTGATTCAGAATTGTGCAAGTCACATTGGCGTTGGTTCCCGCACCGGCAATGGTGACTGTGGGTGGTGAGGTATAACCTGTGCCGGGTTCCGTTACAATCACTTCAGATACGGCATTGGCAACAACTGTAACTGTGCCTGTTGCCTGTACGCCATTAGCCTCATTAGGCGCACCAAAAGTTACCGTCGTATTTGATGTTAAGTAACCGCTGCCAGCATTATTGATCGTAATGGTATTGATACTGCCAATAGACAACAGATTTACGCCATCCCAAGTCTTATAGCCTTTGACTGGATCAATAATCAGGGCGCGTTCATTGCGCCACTGGGTAATCATTACATCGGAATTAGAAAACGTATTGGCTCCAGCTATGTTGCCTTGAGCGCCAGTGGTAATGTTGACGTATTGTGCAGAGCCATTATCTTGAAAGCCAAGCACATACTCGTTGTTGTTAATGTTGACCGAACCCATAAAGCTGACATTGGCAGCAAATGCAACATTGGCAAGTTGTTGATTGCCGGGAACGATCTTTAGATTGCCAAAGCCAACGGGCTGGATGTTTTCTAGCCAGCTAAACTCACCATTATCAATGACTGTGCGGTTGTTTTTGGTATTCAACCCTTTGAAGTCTTTGACTACGGCATATTGTTTCTTTTGCTCTGCCGCAGCCATATCAATACCCCGCTACGTAAGGTGTTGTCAGTCTGCGTGTAAAGGTAGTATTCAGAGCCTCCATCACATGCTTGCTGTATTCTTGTTTGAATATCTCAGCCTCGCCGTAGGATTGCTCTTGATATTTTGCTATGTAGGCAGCATAAAACGGCACTGCCTCAGTAAATGGGTTGGGTAATACCTCAACGTCAGCACCATTGGTCATTGGATCAACCAAAACCACGGTATCAAACTCCATTTGATATGCTTGGTCTGGTTTTGGGCCAATAAAAATCTTCTTCGGCCCATACATGGAAAACGCTACCGGGCGACCAGTAAAGTTTTGCCAGTATCGCAACTGTGCGTTGAAGTTTGTCCAAGGAAAATAGCTCAAAGGAATGCGTGAGTCACCCCAATACAGAATGACGTTTAGCACATCAACGGTATTGTTTCCTTCAGGCAGGTCAGAAAAGTCGATTGTCTCGACGTTATAGGGTGCGGTATGGTTTTGCAAAACGCGGTTGCACCCAGTGTCTCTGACAAGGGTGTTTCGCCCATCGTTTATGTAATCCGTTAGCTCTGCATCTGTCCAGAAGTTCGCATTAACGTCATGCAATAAACGTCGGGTCTGCGTAATGTACCCAGACAACGTATCTGCCATGATTAACCATTAAGATTTGCAACTTTCGCCGCACCCTTTGCTTTAGGCATTGGGGCGGCTACTCGCTCCACCACTGGGGCTGACAAGTGGACTGTCTTAGCTGGCTCTTGTTTGGGTAAAGATGATTCCTTAGAAAAGGAAAATGTACCCAGTCTTTCCATTGCCATGTTGAACTGGTTACTCATCTTCATCCAACCAAGCCGAACTAAATAAGGCTCTTTATTGTCATCGCCATAACCAAAGATATGCTTTGCTGCAATCTCAGGAATCTCTACCTCTTTCCCCGGCTCGAAGTTATACATAATGCCATCAAGACCGTCGGAAAAAGGATCAGAACCATTGTTGCGAACAAAGATCGTAGTCATAGCGAGACAATATCTCCATAAAGGGCAACGTCGCAAGTGACTGCGGCATTGACCGAACAATTAACATAAAGCACGCGGGCAGTTTGAACGTCAGTGTTTGCTGCTGATGCAAGCGTCAGATCATCAAACTTGGTTGTGCCAGTTGCAGCACTCAAAGCCTGATCCGCAGCAATGGTAGTGCCTCCACCGCTTGCGGCGGTGAAGACACCCACATTAGCACCACTTGCATTACCACTGAAGTTGGACAGAACTATCCGACGCACAATGTACTTCGTTGCGGCTTGAGCAACCAGCGTAGTAATGTCGCCTGTGGCATTCAGACTAACCGCTGTCTGAACGGCAAGACGAACATTACCAAAAGCATCTGGGTACTCATGACCGACTGCATTTGCGTCCATAGTCTTTCCCCCTTATGCGTAGGTTTCGCCAGCAGCCTGACCGCCGTTGATCTCAAGTAGCGTCACCGTTGCAGTGCCAGCAGAATCTTTGGCATACACGTTGATACCATCCGAGAACACCACGCCACCTGTGTTTGCAGCCATAACAGTTGCGTTAGACGAACCGTTATAAGCCAGCACAGAGACGTTTGCCGACGGGAACATAACAAACAGGCCAGCCGGAATTACCGTACCGTTGCCAGTGTTGACAGCACTAATGGTAACAGTCTGGAAGTAGGCACCCGGAGTGTTGCTCTGAGCGCCAGCCAGCAGGATTTTATTGGTAGCTAAAGACATGATTCCTCCTTACAGGCTCAAAGAGTTGTAGCCCGTAATCTTCGTCATGGCTTTCGGCTTGGTGTTTACCAGTTCTGCAATCATCAGAACTGCACCAACGTAGCCAATCTGGAAGTTCGGAAGGGTGGACTCAAAGCCGGTGAAAGCGAACGACGCTTGCTCATGGATATAGAGCGAGAGATAGTTCGTGTTCAGCAGGTAGAGTGTACCTTCTGGGCAATACGGGTCGGGATAAATAGGCACACCGGCGACCATCAGGGCGCGGAAAGCGGCTTGTGGGCCGTTTGCATCGCCATCAAAGCCAGAGCCGGGAGTAATCATGTAGCTCTCTTGGCCTACATAATCTTGTGCCAGCAGCGTCCAAGTACCAAAACCGCACACACCGAAGGTTGGCACTTCTGCGCCATTCTTCACCGTGCCGGAAATGTATTGCAGGACGTTCTGACGGGTCGGGTTGACCGAGCCAGCGGCGTACTGCTTGGACTTCCACCAAGTGTTTGAGCTACGGTTGATGTTACCGTAAGTCGCTGTACCAGTACCATCATCGACTGCGGCTGGCAGACCGATGAATTGCTGGTTGTTGCTGGTGTTGTTGTACAGCGCAGTTGCCATCGAATCCATCATGACGTTGGTCGCATCGTTCATGCGAGCCTCAATCAGAGGAATGATTGCATAGTCTTGCTGCACTGCACCTTCCATACCGAGGAACGGTACGGGAGAAACCAGCAGTTTCAGGTTAAATTCAGCTTGGTAAGCACCTTGCTGAACGGAAGGCTGCGCGAACGAACCGGAATAGTCCGACCACTGAGCATTCACGAACTGAGAACCCTGAACAGGCACCGACACAGAAGACACACCGCCAGAAGCAGTTTGACTGTTTGCGATCAGCGCCGCCATGAGGGGCGTAGAGTTGTAGATTTGTACGACCAACTTCGGGATAAATGCCCGACGAGTGACGTAGGTCAACTCGTTGTACTGATTAGTACCCGAAGCCGGAAGAATGCCGCCACCAATAGGCATAATTTACCTCCGAAGTTTAAAAATAGCCCCTTACAAACCGATTGGCTTTGGATTCTTGCGAAGTTCAGCCAAAGCTAAGTGTGCGTTTTCACGCGCAGCACCTACCGGATTTTTCATATAGCCCTTGATGTCCATGCGAGACATCACTGGCTGTGGATAACCGGGTGTTGGCACGGCTGACTGCTTCATGTGCCGCCAGTAATCCGCAGCGGTTTCATGATTAGCAATGCCTTTTTCGGTCATCAATTTTTCAATTTCAAGGATTTCATCATCAGACTGAGCCAACCCTTGCTCTTTCAAACGACTGCGACGCTTGTTTAGTTCCTCGCGTATTTCACGGGCGCGAAGTTGTTTCTCAAGGTCTTCCACACGCTTTTCTGCCGCCGAAGCACGTTCGTTGACAATCGCTTCCATCTCTAGTTCCGGCACAGAAAGGTCAGGCGTGACTTCTTGTGCTAAACCAAGAAACCGTTTGCGTGTTTTTGGATTAGAGTTTAAACGCTCAGAAAGCGCAGCAAGCTCTGCAATCGCTTCGGGAGAATAGTTTTCCAGACTCATGATTAGCCCCTTGTCTTATTAGTAAATCTTTTTGGTGTCGCCCGGCTTGCTCATGGTCATGGCGTTACGCTTACCAGTTTTGCTGGCATTCGAGAGGCCACCCATTTCCGAGAAGCGTGGGGTGTTATAGATTTGACCATTCATTTGCGAATTATCGGTAGGACGGCGAACCGACATTGCGCCTTTGGGTTTAAAAAGTTCCATGATTACTCCTTACATTGGCAAAGGTGGTGCGGTTGTTCCCGCGATAGGCGCTGACATTGCTTCTCTTTGCCCCGGCGTAGCGCCACCGGCTTGAGGCAAAGATTGAATCATCTGGATAATTTCGGAAGGCATCAGGCGGCGTGTATCGGCCTCGCGCTCACCAAAACGACGAGTGATTTCAGCAATGACCTTCTCAATAGTTTTGGTTTCTGACGAATCCATAGGGAATGCGCCCATTGCCTGTTGCAGCATATCGAGCGCCATCATCACATTTAAGCGGGCAGATTCTTCTTCGCCACGCTTAGGTTCCGGCGTACTCATAGGGCTTGCCATAGGCGCAGTTGTCTCCTCCTGCTCAAAAGCCGGGGGCGTTGCTGGTTCGCTACCAACACCTTGATCTGCCTTCAACAGGCTCATCATGTCTTCTGTTTTTACGGCCATTTAGCACTCCTATGCTGCGCGAACGATAGATATAAAATAGCTATCGCGTCAACTAAAAAAAGGGGCAAAATATGCCCTTTATAGTTTTACTATCTTCCAGTTGTACGAGTGGGCTGATTTCTTGTTGCCCCTCGGAAAGCATTTCTATTGAAGCTCATGGATGGTGGTTGGCGTGTCGATTGAATGTCGCGTTGCGTCATTCTTGGTTGATCACCTGATTTCACCATTGACTGCGAGTTCATTGCGCCAGAGTTTTGTTCCATTACACTGCCCTCAACTGTGGTTGTTCGGCCTCTCCAGCGGCAGGTTCGGCGGCTGGTTGTTGCGTTTGTTGCGGTTGCGCTGCTTGTTGCGCCGCAGCGTTGGCTTCCATGACTTTGACTTCTTCAATCAAACGATCCTTCATGGGTGGCTCAACCATCTCAAGCAAGCTAGAACGGCTGATTGCGCCAGCATTGTACAGGCTAAAGGCCAAGTCTCTTGCGTCTTCCATGAAGATTGGGCTGTTGGAATGAGCATCGACCTTGACCACAAAGTCGCTGGTGAACTGGGCGGCAATAAACTCATTGCCATCGGTATCACGGTAGCGGGTATCGTCATAAGCCATCATCATCTTGAGATACTGCGTTGCAATCTTCTCAAGACTGTCCTCAATAGTCAGCGCACGTTTTTTGGCGCGGGAAGAACCAAGGCGGGCAAGCTGCGACGCATGGCCTTGACTTCTAACGCCGGTTTCTCCGCGACCTGAGAGAACGCTGGTAATGCCAGAGGCTTCAGCAAACATGGCATCAATCTCGGCAATTTCGCGGAATAGGTCATTTGGAATATTGGGCGTAAATTCTTCTACCTTGGCGTTTGGCATGTCAGAGGCCACCATGCCGCCAGCACGATTAAGCGCAAACATCTTTTCATCCAAGATACCTTGGAAGCCGATAAACGCTTTGGGTGGGGTAACTTGCTTGTCAAGCAATTCGAGAATCTGTCCGGTGCGTTTATTACGCATCTCTTGCAGGAACACAAGACGCTGCACTTCAGACTGACCATAGTAGTAATCATATTGCGGTGATGGGCAGATTTGTGTAAATGGCTGCTCACCCTCCAAGAACAAGCTCTTAGAGGCGCGGTCATAAATCACAATATCAGGATCAGCAATGGTGACGCAAACGTAGTCGTTGACTTTATCGTCATAAATCCACAGCTCACGCATCTTGACGGTCGGCTCTGCAATCTGCGGCGTGTAGTTCATGCTGCCAGCCAAGTTCATCTGCACGTTGCCGTAGATGGTTGGATCAATGGCAGAAGTCACCAAACGCTCAACGCCTTCGGGATACTTTTTGGTTTGCTGTTCTGCTAAAGCAATGCGGGAAAGAATCTCATCACGCTTCTCATGCGAGTAGAGGCGCGAGTAGAGTTCTGATTTTGTCATGTAGAACTCTTGCACCATCGCTTCTTGGCGGTCTGTGTAAGGCGTGTCTTCACGAAGTACGCCAAACACGCCGGGTTCCACCATGTAAGGATGAATACCATTGCGCCATATCAATTTAAGAAACGTAGAGTTGTAGCAGAACGCCCAGTTTAGTGCGGCACCAAAGACTTGATCTGCGTTACTGGCAGTCCAGTAGTCATGCAATGCTTGGGTTAGCGCAGGAATTTTTTTCTTAAAAGACTCCGGCACAGATGCGCCCATCTTAATGGAGAAGCGCGTTGTATCTGCCGAATACATAAAGGCAGATAGCTGATCAATGTGCGGATAGATTTTATTGAAATGCGCTGGCGCAGAGTTTTGATCTGCACCAAAAAGGTAGTAAGAGCGCAGTGAGGAATACTGTGCTTGACGTTCACCTTGAGACACCAGACACTTGTTCATGATGTCAACATAGAACGCTTGTCTTTCGACGGGTGTCTCAGGTATTCTCATTTCTGTATCGTCAAGTTTTCATGGTCAGGAATATATGAACCAACCTTGGGGCCAGTTAAATTAGCGCCAGATTGTTTGACCGCTTGCATTCCTGATACTGATTCACCAGCAATCGAATTTAAGTTGTAGCCACCCACTTCCGTAGGCGAACCCCAACGTGGAGCAAACGGATTATTCGGTGTTGCATGGCGTGGCGGCTGCGCCTCACCCTCTCTAGTGGATTTAATATCGCTCATCTTAAAATCTAGCGCAAGTTGTTTTAGCGTTTTGTCATTATGCTTGGTGCTATCACTTTGCATACCAACGGGTTGCAAGAAAACTAATTGTACATCTGTGCAGCCGGACGGACAAACTGCCTCAAAGCTCTCAAAGTATCCATGCACCGGACATTTATAGTCGTGTAATACAGCCATTTAGCCCCTCATTTCTTTAACAAGTGTGGTTTTGTATAGTCGTACTTATTAACTGGTTTGACAGACAGTGAGATTTTACCGTTACTCATTTCCAAAGTGTAGCCACGGCGCATGGTTTTGCCAAAATCTTTGGGTGGGTGGTAGTCCAGCACCATGCGACCGGCAATATCCATTCGCATTCCGGCCTCGCCGTTCTCCATTGCTAGCAAAGCCTTGGATATTCGGCGCTGAGTAGTGCCTGAAACGGGCATTTTTAGCTCAAAAAACGCCTTTTTCATGTTCCGATAGTCCACACCAGCCAGTTTAGCGAAGGCCGCCATAGAGTAGCCTCTGCGCCTGTTTTCGCGCATATTGTGCAGTCTTTGCTTAATTTCGACGATGGAAAGTACGGAAATCATCAAAAACCCAGTGCTTTTAGGTAGCTAGACACCTGTTTTTGCACCTGAACCTGCCCTCCAGCCTCATTTTCAGCGTCTTTTACCTCTTTTTTGTCTCTTGTGACGCGATTTGCGATCAATCTAGGCTGTAATTGCTCTGCATAAGCAGCAGCAGCTAGGGCGCAAGCGATCACACGGTCATCTTTTGACCTGCCAGCGGCGGCAATGGTGCCGTTATCGCGCACAATCCCCTTCATTTCGTCGATGCACTCCTCTGAATACACCTTCAACATGCCACGCTCGAAGTAATCCTTCAAGTAATTGAGCATTCTTTCCTTGCTGGAGTGGGTTGTCACCCATCCAATGCTGTTGGAAATGCCAAAACTATCGTTCCTGCGCCACAAATAGTGCTGCATGTTGCCCAAAACGTCTTGCAAGTGACGGGCTTCAGCCGTTGGCAGGGTATTGGCTTGCCGTTTTAGGTTCCGCATCTCGTTGATTACGGCTTGACCGGGGCCATTTACCTCCAAATTTAGTAGGGAATTGCCATAAGCGCCAGCCAAATAGCAAACAATCCACGCAAATTGATAGGTATTTAGTTCAGCAGACGCAAATTCTGCCACCTGATCCATGCCATCGGCATAGCAACGGAAGACCTGAATGCAGAATCTATCTGCCCAGTCGGACGATCCATAAGCCGGGTCAGCGCCAATGACGTAGTAGGCGTTGGCAACGGGTTCTTCCCATATCTTCAAGGTTGCCAGACGCTCATTGCTTTGAATCAAACTGGTATCTTGAAAGTTGGCTCCCATGCTAAATCGGTAAGAGACAAAGGGTGTACGCTTGGCCTCCTTCATGGAGTCGGTACAACGGGCGGTAGAGAAGAAGGATGTACCCGTCATGACGAAGGCATAGTCTTCTGTTGGCGGAAACTCCTGATACATTAGGCCATCGTCCTTTAAGCCTTCATGTAGCTTCCAGCGCCACCATGCGATCTGCCGGGAGTTGATCTCATAGTTGTACATCTTGCGAATATCTTTCGTCCATTCCTTTTCCTCGGGTGACAATTTGCCATCCCAGTAGGTTTTGTAGATGTTGGACTTGTGATCGACGGTGTAGAGCTGATTGCGCCACCAGCCGCAAAAGATTGCCCTTTGGGTTTTGGCTCGCTTGGCTGTTGTCCACATATCGTGGAACATATTAAAGCCACGGGCGGTGGACTCAAACATGTAGTAGCGCAGCGGGTTATTCTCAGCCAGAGAAGCCAAGAGAGATGCCAGACCTTCTTCGTCGCCCCATGAAGACGTTTCCGTGCCATGCAAGAAGGTAATGCCCTTGCCTCGACCCAATCCACCTTTAGCGCGAGTGCCAGCGACTTGATAGAACATGCGGCTACGGTTTTGTAGAACCAACTGATTGCGGTTGTGGCTCATCAGCGGAATCTTGTATTGCTTGGGCAGACCGTCCATGTACATCGAGAGGGTGCTTCTGAACTGCTCCCGGTTTTCTTCCGTATCCGTCGTTAGCGTGCCTTGCATGCCGGGGTGGATAAAGTGCCAGTACAGGTCAAGCGCAAGCGAGATGGTGGTAATACCAAGCTGTCGGCCTTTCAATACCACGAAGAAGTGGATGTCTTCTTTTAGGCCACGGGCAACCTCATCCATGACATAGGTTTGGGTGCCAAGTAGCTGGTCGCCCAGTGTGATCATGCCGAGTTCTTTGGATTCAATCCTTAGTTGTCGGCAGAAGCGGTAGAAGTTCTTGCGATCAAACTGCATGGATGGTGTACCCGTAGTGCCGTGCAAACAGGTCGTAGGCCACATTCTCACCCATGATTTGAGATTGCTGTTCCTTAGTCAATTTCCAAAGCATCTCGCCGTTAGAGAGCAGTTGTCTAAATCGGCTGTGGTGTCCAAATATCTTGGCTATATCCATGCCTTCATGGGGCTGACCAAAGTGTTCAAAGGCAAAGGTTTTGGCAAGCTCATCTGGCGCATACTTTATGCCAATCTTTTCCATAGCAGGTCGCAAGAAGCAGGTGAGTTGTACGTCTTCATTCATCAACATAGGATCAGGCATTTGGCGGCGCATGATGCCGTACTTGGAGGGCGCTTCCAAGAAGGCTTTAGAGCGCAGGGAGAAGCCACCGTTTTGCACTACCAGTGCGTCGCCCTTCTCTACCCAGTTGTACATGGTATGAAACTCGCCATTGGGCAGCAAAGCGGCATGGGTTGGGCCACCAACGTAATCGTAGTTGAACCAGTCATCGTTCCAGTTCTCACCATTTAGCGCCCATCCATCGTGTTGCACGATAAGCGCGTATTTGGTGTCAATGTAGTTATGCAGGGAATACATAACAAACTCGCTATACCCGTGGTAGTCCAAGGGGGCTGAAAGAATCATTTGCGGGATGCCGCTGATGTCTAGCTCCACGTTGGTAATTAAAAGGGTACGAGCGCCGGGGAGGGCTTCCAACGTCTTTTTAATAGCAGGTACGGCAACTCTGCCGCGTCCATCGCCGTAGATGGCAACAATAGTAATGTCTTCAAACTTTGTAGAAGCGTACATAGTCTTGTCCTAGTGGTGTTTTATAGAGTTCTTTTAATGCGGTCTTATAGATGGCATAGTTCTTGTCATCAGGGGGCAAAGACTCCCACAGCCGCATACAAGCGCGGCAGTAAATATCACCCCCATCCGTTGCAAACTTCGCCAATTCTTTCCCAAGTTTCTTGACATCGAGGTTAGGACTCATTTGCCATCATCTTGATCGGCGCTATTTAATCGTTCAATCTCGGCTTGCAGTTCCATAATCATTCTTGCTGA